AAGCTTCTCTTCGAGTTCTTGGACTTTCTCAGCCATTTGACTCAATACGTCCACCTTATCTTCTGGAATCTCGATGTAATGTTCTGTGAACAAACCCTTGAGTCCATTGATAAAATCTTCTGTAATCTCAGACTTCAGTGACGATTCGATCGCAACGCGATTTTCTTCCATCCACTGTTCGGCAGCATACGTTGTATACTGGTCTAGTTTTTCAACCAAGTCTGCTTGCAACTCTTCTTTGGCTTTAACCAATGAAGTAGCAAACTCTTCTTCCAACTTAGTCTTCTCTTCTTGAAGCTGTGCTTGCACAGCAGCTTCGAAAATTGTAGATGCTTTTGTACGGAAATCTTCTGAGAGATCTTCGTTATTGAAAATAGCATCAATGTGTTCTTTCATCGAACCAGAAGCTGCGCTAGGCTTAGCCTTGATCGTAGCTTTGTTAGCACCAGATGCATCACCTGTAGGCTTAGCATTGTTTTCTGTGCTTGTGTCCTCGATAGGTGTGCCATCAGGGTTCTGACCCTTGCTAGCTGACTCGCTATTACGCTTGTCACCTTTACGAGCAGGAGCTTGTCCGCCATCAGGATCAACACCATGTGCTGTACCAGTAGCGCCACCGCCCACTTCAACTTTTTCTTCGATTGTCTGTTCGGATAGCACTGATTTAACAATGTCTCCGAATGATTTTCCTTTAGCCATTTAGTTTCTCCTTAAACTATTTAATTTATTTATAATAATATTATTTTCTTAAAGAACCGAGGAAGTGTTCAAAAACTTTGATAGCGGTTTCTTCGTAATCTCTCTTACCGATTCTGCTATCTACCACTTCCTTATACTTCTCAATTTGTTGCTGTTTAAGGATACCGTTATCCCACACCCACTCAACACCTTCCATGATACCTTGCACGAAAGCATCGGGAGCGGAGGGATCTGCAACAATGTCAGCAGCAGTTGCTAAATGGAAGTCGTCTTGAACGTAAGTAACACCATTCTTTTGTGCTACAGAACCCATGCCTCGAGTAGAGACACCAAGACGGACACCACTTTCCAACAAGTTTCTTGCAATCACACCCATTGGTGTTCCAAGAATTTCTGCCTTACCAATAAAATCGTTGCCTTCTTGAGTCAAGCTAACAATCTTATGTGAGACTCTATCAAGGTTAATAGAAGGACCGTCAGGATGACCCAACTCACCAAGCGCACGGTTAGTACTAACGTACTGCTCGTTATAACGCTTAACTTCCTTCTCCATGATACCACGGCCGTAGATACGACCGTTTCTATTTTGCTGTTCTGTCTGAATGAAAGGACCGGTAATAAAGAATTTCTTTAGACCTTCTTTTTCTTCAACTATACATTGAACATCATCGTTAAGTTCTGTAATTAACTTCATGATATTCCTTAGGTAAATGCAATTGGTGTTGCTGTTACTAAACTTGTTAACGAAGAGGCTACTTTGGAATCAGGAGCCTTTTGCAAAAACAGATATGATGAAGCAAGTATGGTTGTTGTTGTGTTTGAACCAGATGCTGGAACAACAGTGATTGTAGATGTAGTTGTAGTATTAGCATTTGTAATTTTTACAACAGCAGCAGAAGATACTAAGTTAGCAGTACCATTAAGTGTAATCTCTACACCAGCAAGTTTAATAATTTCAGCCATTATTCTTCCAATGCCTTGTTAAGTTCTTCTAAGAAGGAATCAAGCTCACCAGCTTCAACAACAGAAACAAACGTTTGTGCTTCGTCTTCATCTAGATCGTTGTAAATCTGTTCGATCAAATCAAGTTCTTCATCAGTCATTTGTTCTGTGTGTTCTTTAATGAATGATTTGAAGTCTTCAGCATTGTAGTCTTCTTTCTTCAAAATAGACTTAGCAATTTTATGACCTTTAACAATTGTAGATTTTTCAAGAGGAGGTGTGTCGCCAGTAGTCTTCATTGCAGACTTAGTACCAATAGCATATGCCATTGAGGTGTTCATCTCTTTAGTCATAACAATTTTTTTGGCACGAACTTTTCTTACTGAACCATCAGGCTCAATAACTTCTTTATAGTCAGCAGAGTCTTCTACGTCTTCTTTAGAGCCTTCGTTTATAAAGTCAGCAAACATCATTACCGCTTCATGAACTTTTTCATCATCACCCGGCTCGTAACCGTGGCGTTCTTTTTTACGTTCTGCTTTTTTTATTTTAGCGGCTTGAAAAACATCGTCTCCATTACCATTGGCATCAGTCGTCTTTACAATGGCATGCTTTTGAACAAAGGCTTTACCATCCTTTGTTTCAGGTCCGTATACTTCAAGTATTTGTTTCAGAGTCTTCATCTGATGTTACCTCGGTTTCTTGTTGTTCTTCTTCAGGCTCTTCTTTAGGAGCCAAATAACTTTTTGCTAACTCTGCTTTATATCCAGTAACGATATCAGTCACCTTTTGCTGCATTTGTGCATTGAACGAGTTAACAAACTCATTAGGTTTTTGATCCACTACAAAATTTATCATATCTACAGAATAGTCAGGCATATTAATCTCCAATTATTTATCAAGTTTGTTCACTGGGGTTCTGATCACTCGAACCACCACCAAAAGGTGTGCCACCTCCTGGAGGTCCACCAGCTTGTTGATCAGCTATAGATTGAAATTGAGGTATAGATTCCTCTTCAGCAATCTGTTCATCCATCTCTGCAATATCCTCTTCAGTTTGCATGAGGATGTTCTGTCTTACCCAAGTATTAGAATAATACTTACCAATAGATGGTTGCATTTGCATCAGTAAGCTAGCCCTACCCTGTAGAATAGTATTATTCTTCTGCTCTGCAAAGTAGTTATCTCTAGCGTATTGGAAAGTGATAGCAGTAGATATTTCTTTCCACTCATCAGTAGTTATGATCCCCTTGAGGATACATTGCTTCTCTAAAGCCTTAATAAACAGCTGATTAAATCTTGTTCTTAAACGGTCAACAAACTTTGAAAACTTAATCTCATCTCTTGAGATCTCACCATTGTTACCTAGGTTAAAATTGTTTTCATTACTCAATCTTGTTTCAGGAATGATCAAAGATCTATACAACTTCTTTTGGAAGTATTCCACATCAGCCATCTCACCTAAGTTTTGGCCTGCAGGCAATGTGGTAATCTCGGTTCCACGATTACCTTCTCTACGAGGCAACCAGTAATCTTCCAACATTGTCATAAACTTGCGATCGTCTCTGATCTCACCAGTAGCTGAATCATACACCAGCTTGTTCTTGTGACGAACCATCATGTCGCGAAGATATTGCTCAGCCTTCATCTTTGGAAGGTTACCAACATCAATGTAAAAGATTCTACGTTCCGGAGCTCTTGAAATTCTATAGATCACAACAGCATCTTCCAAAGCTCTCAATTGATTGAGAGGCTTAATTGCTTTGTGCAAATAAGAAAGGACGAGTGTCGAGTTTGTATCCATCAAACCAGATGTGCAATGAATGATTGAATCTTTGGCAATCTTCAGACCAGTTGCACCAGCAGTTTGGGATAATGAATTATTGATAGAAGCAAAACCTTTATCATTGTAGATAAAGTATTCGTTCTGTGTTTTTGTAATATCCGCTTTTGAAGTCGGATCTTTTTTCTTTTTAATTTCTCTGACCTTACGCATCTTGCGAGGGTCAATGTTTCTTAATTCTTTGATCCCAGCTCTGGGATCTGCTTCATCAATAACAGCATGGAAGTAAATCCTACCATCCACATACCACAACTTAAATAAGTCATAACTTTGTGTGTTGAATTTGAGCAAATTTAAAATAGTTGCGAACTCTTCAGTTATCATCTTCTTGATGTTAGCTGAAAGTTTAACTTCGCCTAGATCGATTTCAACAGGCTTAGTGCCCTTTTCAATCACAATCGCTTCATTAACAATATCATCGACAGCAGCATCCACTTCAGGATGTTGCAGCATGTCTCTGTATTTGGTAACTAACTCTGCTTCGGTTCTTGCTGCACCTTCTAGGTCAACATAAGTTCCGTAAGCTCCACCAGATGCAACGACGAGAGCACCATCATCTTCTTGCTTTGGTGCAAACGTTTGTAAGTTTTCGTCTTCTTGTTTAGTTGTCTGACCCTTTTTACGGATCTCAAACCCAAATAGTTCTGCCATTTTTACTCCATAGTGGGAGAGGGGCCATATGGCCCCTCAACCTTATATATTAGACGCCACCAGCGTTGCCGGTGATGCCTCCACTAACTTCCCAATAATCATATTGGAATGTTACAGTGAATTCTTCAATCGCATCAGTTGTTTCCCATGACATCTCAATTGGAGAGATCTCTGAAGGAAAGATTCCATTAAACTTATAAGTTCTGATTGGTGCACCAGTCTTTGAGAACTGGGTCACTTCAGCAGTTGATTTATATAGTAGTGGGCTAGCTGCTCCAAAACCTCTCAAGTTGCCTTGAAGGGAGTTGATCTCGTTAGACCATTGTTCCATTGCATTTCTGATTAGGAAGTCTTCGTCATTAATAACGGTGACTGTCCAGTCAGCAAACACACGATCACCAGCAAGTCTAACTTTACGGCCGAAGTAAGGAACTTCGATAACACCCAAAGTAGATGAAGGAATCTGTGCTGCCTTGACCATGAAAGGTAATTTCAGATCTGCAATACCGTTGGCAGGGTTAGTAAACTGAACTTGGAAGAGAGCAGCGCGCGCTCCTCCAAGGGTTAACTGACTTCTGATTTCATTGACATTAAAAGCCATGTTTGTTCTCCTCTTTTATATTTATCGATTAAAATTGACCGACAACTTCAGAGAACTCAACGCCCGTTCTAACGGCAACGAAATTCAACTGGATGTAGTTAATAGACTTAGCTGGCTTGATGTAGATATCTCCAACAAACTCATTTCTGTCAATAAC